TTTCGAGGGCTTTGGCAGCATCCTTATACAGAGCTTCGCGCTGTAAATCGATATTCTTAAAGCTGACATATTTATCGGTTGCCGATGAATTCATATCCCTTTCTGATTCGAGAATTCCGCCATTCCGGAAACGAGCGCTCATGATCAGAAGCAAAGCCCGGTAACCGAGTTTCCCCTGGGCTCGCCGGAATTGCCGAACCTTGCGAGCCTCGGTCCCGACAGCTATTTCAATTTCGGTCAAAACAGCTTCGCCGCACATCGAAGCGATCTCGTCGATCCCTTCGTCCAGACATTGAGTAATTTGGGCAGATGAGATCTCGGTGGCGGATTCCGTCACATACAAATCTTTGAATTCGTCTGCCGTCAGCCAAGCCATAAATTATTTCACTCCTAAAATTGCCTCGGCGATCTCCGCTTTTTTAGCATCCTTGTGGAATTCCACTCCGAGTTCAGCAGCCTTTTGGACCAGCTGGTCACGGGAATGTTTTATTAGCTCTTCCAAAGTATCGTCACCACCGGCAGCCAATTCAGCTTTTTCAGCCTCTAATTTAGCGATCCGGGCTTCCAGGTCAGCGTTTGCCTGGGCCTTTTCCTCGGGCGTTTTGGCTAATTGGGCAGCGGAAGGCAATTGCTTCAACCGGGTGGCTAATTTTCCGCTTGGCAATAAAACCGAACCGCCGCCTTTGATCGTTTCTTCCATTTGTTTTCTGGATAAAGCCATAAAGATTTTTCTCCTTTAATAAAATTTTTTATGGAACGGGAGAAAAATCCCCCATTCCTCAATTCATCGAATTATTCGAACGGAATTTCGTCGAAATCGATAGTTTCTTCGATCGAACCGGTTCCATAATCGGGAGCAACTGTTAAACAGGCGGTCGCCTGCATCAAATGACGACGCGGGAATCCCCGTCCGACTCCCCAATAAGTGACGCTCGGCGGATCATCGACAGCTGTGGTGTAGCCGACCGGACCGCGGGCGTTCATCGGGAGCTGGCCTTTGATGGTCGAACCCGGAATATTCGAGATCAGAGCTTCGGTGACGACGCCGTTGGCAAAATCGATGACGCTGGCGTTGTTATCGCTCTGGGTCGATTCCAGAATGACCTTATTGAGCGGAAGGAACGGACCGCTTTCCAAAGCGCCTTCCCGGGTTTCCGTCCAGTACCGGGCATCATAGATCTCGATTTCCTTCAAGCCGAAAACATTTTTTGCCAAATTCTTTTGATAATCGGTGTCCGCGGCATTGAGATTGGTAAAGGAAACGTTCGGCGCCAGATAGGTCCGGGCTTTGTTCTGGAATTCGGTCGTCGCGATGGCGGCATTGAACGCGGCCAAGGTTAAGACCATCCGGTCAAAAACGATGCCGTATTTGACCTGGCCCAAACGTTTCGCCATCAATACATCAGCCACGGGAGTGGCATTGGAAGCGTCCGTCCATTCATTGACCGGCGTGATCTTCAGATCCGAAGGCATCCCGAAGGTGACGCCTTCCATCTTGATGCCCAGTTTATCGTAGGAAAAACCTCCGATCCGGGCGGCGATATTCAAAGTTTCGATCCGCTGGAAAACCCCTTGGCGCAGATTGTCGATGATCCTCGATTCCGTATAAGGGAAAAGATCATCCATGACCTGAATGCCAGCCATTTTCGTTTGAAGCTGATTAAGCTCAGTCTGGTTTAAAGCCGTCCCGATCTTCAGATTCGGCGGATTGGTCGTTTCCAGAAAGAGTTTTCCGGCCGAATAGACGCCGGCGCGTTGGCCGTCGGCGATCAGGTCGGCGATCAGAATTTGCCCCATGAAGCGGGCCATGATCTCGCCTTCGGCCGCCGGGACCATCGGAGTCCGGTTCGTAAATAAAAGACTTTGCGGAGTTCCACGTTTGTCCTGCAAAGAAGACATCAGTTTATTGACACGCACCGCACCTAAAAGTGTAATTGGATCCATTTTTTATTCTCCTTAATTGTTAATTGTTAATTGTTAATAAGTTAATGTTTGGAATTAAGAGTTTTCTTCAATTAACCATTTACCATTAACCATTAATTTTTAGTCGGCGTAATCAATACGCGGAAAGGCTGCTTCAAATTCGGTGACAGTCGGCCCCGCAGCCAGTGTATGAGTGCCGGTTGTCATAATGATCCGTTTTTTCCAAACGGTTCCGCCATCGAAGACCTGCGGGTGATCAGTGACGACATTGTTGATGTTTTCACCATACCCGTGTTGTTTAACGGTTTTGTTGATGATGAAACATTTGCCTCTCGATAAGGTTTGCCGCCCATCGGTCGCATCCGGATCATAAGGACCGTATTCGCCGCCAGTCTCAACCCCGGCTGTCGTAGTCAAAATAGTTACGGCAAAAGTATCGCCGCCACCCCCGGTCAGATCCGCCGCGGATGAAGTGACCGCATCCACGTTCTCGGCATCCGGCGGGAAAGTAATCGTGTAAACGAAACCCGTTTTGGAAACCGTCACATACGGGGCATAAGGATGATCAAGCGCATTGATCAAAGCCTGCAAAGCCGCGGCTGTCACATTCCAGGGAATATCTTCGATCGTGTGACCGAGGATGGTCAGCGGGAAAGTTCCGCCGGTCGGATCGTCGTCTCCGGAAAGATCGACCGTCTGGACCTCGGATTTAGTGACCTCGCAAATGATCTGCCCGTACCGAGCATATTTTTCACCGGTTTTGATCGGGGTCTGATCCGTCAGCAACGAGTCCGCGCCGGCGGCTGCAAAAAGTGACCAGTCGAGCGTAATTCCGCCGACCTTGAAGGCCGCATTGACCAGGCTGGCAAGAGCGGCAACGTCACGTCCGGTTTTATTCAAAACTTTTCTTCCATAAGTACCCATTTATTCTTCTCCTTTTTATTAAATTGCCGTTATTTAACGACTTCGAGTTATTTAACGACTTCGAGTTTTTTAGGCTTAGGATTTACCGTTGCCACATACGAATCGGTCTGAGCTTCGATCTCTTCAGCCAATTTGGCATCGACCGATTGCTCTCCGATCAACACTTTAAAGCCGGTTGAAGGCTCTAAAATCTCTTCGGTCAGTCCATGTTTCGGACGTGCTTCCTGGGTGGCCTTCAGATTGGCGACCCGCGAACCCGACTCCAGGGGCGATGCTTCATCATCTTTAGCGGCCTGCAAGTAAGTGGATAAAAAGCCATCCTTTTCCGCCGGATAAAGCCGGCCGGCCGTAATTTCCGCGGAAACGAATTTTTCAGCATCTTTCTGAAGCTGCTCGCGTTTTTCCTGCTCGCGATCGGCTTTCATTTTTTCCAGTTCGATCTCCGCTGCACTTTTGGCAGTCGATTGAGCCTGGTGATCACCCGAACCAGAAGAACTGGCATTCGATGATTCGTCAGCCGGCTTTTCAACCTTAGTTTTCTTTTCTTCAGCTTCAGTTTCAGTTTCCGGTTTTTCTTCAACGCGGAAACCGAGTTTCGCGCTCATTTCTTTAAATGTGTCTTTCCAACTCATTTCTATTTCTCCTTCGTTTTCCGCGCCGAACGACGCTTTATTTTTGCCTTTGCGGGCAAGTTCCTTGATGACGGTTTCGAGACTGCCCACCCGGTCAGCCATTCCCGCCTTGACAGCATCACTGCCGCATAAAATTCCGCCCTGGTTAAAATCAGCAATCACATCGCGGTTAGTTTTCTTCCCGCGATTCCGGCGAACCGCTGAAATAAAGACATCTTCCATCGCGTCAAGTTCAGCCTGGAATTCCTTCAATCCTTCCTCGGTATTGAGGTCCAGCCGTTTTTTCGGGGCATTGCTGGAGGTGACCACTTTTTTATTAAAACCAAGTTTTTTATAAGCTTCGGTGTCATCGATCCACATTGAGACGACCCCGATGGAGCCTAAAAATGCCGATTTATCACAAACCACTTCATCGCAGGCCGAAGCGATCCAATACGCACCCGAACAACCCAAACCGGAAACATAAGCCGACATGGGTTTTTTGCCCCGGGCATTGTAAATATGCTGCGAAAGTTCGTTGATGCCGAAGGCTTCCCCGCCGGGCGAATCGATATTGAAAACGATTGATGAAACATTCGGATTGTCGAGCGTGGTTTGAAAATCTTTGAGCAAAGTTTCGGTCGAGGTCCCGCCCGAACAGATCTCCGCAAAAAATCCCATTCTTTTAGCGATCCGACCATAAACGTCAATAATGGCCACCCCGTCGCGGATCTCCACATAACGGGTATTCATCAGCCTTTCGCCGCGTTTGGTCGTCATCGCTTCCGGAAGGGGTTTGCTTTCAGCCTCAGCCGCAATTTCTTCGAGCGTGTCGAGTTGGCGAAAAGCGACCATCATCATCACGTCGAATTCGTGCTGGCGCATCGCCCAGACCGAAGATGATAAAAAATCTAAAACTTTGCTCATAACTGTTCGTCTTCCTCCCCAGCTTCAGCCGGCCGATTTTCCGGTTTTTTGTCAGCTGACTTTTCCGCTTTTTCGCGAGGGTCCACGCCGAACTGGGCATCGAGCTGGCGGAAATGTTCCTCGGCAAAGGTGTAACCGGCTGAAGCTGCCGCCTGGACATCAGTCGCCCAATCGTTGGCTTCGGTATCGCCGAGAAAACAATCCGGAGTTAAATGAGCTTTTTCTTCGCCGAAATTAACGATCGTCAAAAGGCGGAAAAGGTCTTTTTTGACGGTTGAGGAAATTGCCCGGCGAAAATTCTGTTTGCGGATATCGGAAACGTCCTTGGCAGATTCGCGAGCCGCCCGGGCATCTTTATCCGCTTCACCGGTGGTCAGGGCATCGCCGACAATAACTTTGCGGATCTGGGAGTTTTGATATTTAAGGGCAGTGGTAAATTGCTGACCGGTCCCCTGGACCTCGAGCTGCTGGATGGTCGTCCCGTTCGGAGCGGTAACTACCGAATTGTTGGCAAAACCTTCGAGGGCGTTCATTAAGGCTTTTTCCGGGGTAATAGTTTTCGGCCGGCCGTTTTCCAGCACCGTGTTTCCACTGGAATCCTTGACCGGCATTTCACCTTTGGCAGGACCGGTTATTCCGACTTTTTTCGGGATCGCCGAAGTGCGGCGCCATTCCTTCCATTGTTTGCGGGTGTCCTGTTTGTCACACCAGTCTTCAAAAGCGGCATCGATCTCCTCGATGCCGCGGGGATCGTTGTCGCAAAGCTCAAAATTAAGAACAATAAAATGATCCCGGCGGATGACCTTTTTCCCGTCAACCGTGACTATCCCCTCGCTTGGCTGAAAAAGCTGATTGACCGGAACGATTCCCAAAACGTTTAAAAATTTATCGCAGAAAAAAGCAACGGATGAATTCGGCTTCGGATTGATCCGGTCGAGTACAAGCTGGTCTTCATCCGGACGAAGAACGATCTCAGCCACTTTCACACCGTCTATAAAAGCTTCCTTGAACATTTCGCGCAAAACCGTCTCCAGTGGGCGCTGCGGATCGGAGGTGGCGTTATCGATAAAAGCGGCAATTTCTCCGGCTCCTTCGAATTCCGGATCATCTTCATTAGTGACCGAGGGAACGACCGTCACGCTTTCGCTGAAAATGGAATCGGCCAGCATCGAAAGCGATGATTTGACCTCGGAATCACGGCGGAGCCTTTGCCGGGCTTCAGGAGTTAAAAGCGGGTTGTAAGGATTAAATTGATCGAGATAAAGGGTATCGGCGGACAACCAGGAATTTCCGCCGACGACATATTCGCCCTGGAGTTCCTCATCCGATTGTTTTTTAGCGGTTGTTGCTCTTGGCATTTTCGCGGATAAAATGGAAAACGCCTCGTGATCCTGATCTCAGAATTCACAAGGCGTTGTTGATCTTGCTTTTCGACACCGACTCCGCGGCATCACAACATTGTTTTCACTCTAAAAATAATTTATATAACCCTGCTTGTCAATAAGATTCATACTTTACCCCGGAACCCCGGTTTCATAACTCCCCGCCGGAGGGATCGCGTAACTCAAACGGTACCTGGTCGAATCACCACTATGATCCTCTGACTTGAAATCAACATCATCACGGTCTTTATCCGATCTGGGCAAAACCGGAACGGTCCTGATCCAGTGAGTGCAGTTGTTAAAAATAAAAAGGCCAGGCTCCTCCATCGGAAATTTATGAGCGGCTTTTAAGAATCTGCGTAATCTTTGCCAACCCTGTTTTCTGCTTCCCGGTTTTTTATCGGCTTTGATCCAACCAACTCCGCGCTCGAGCATTTCGTCGGCGATGGAGATAGATATTATTGGATCAGAATCCCAAATCTGAGTGTCGGCGGCCCCGTCATTTATAGTTAAATTTAGGAGAATTCCCTGATGTTCGCGCTCAACGATCCCGTCAGCGATTTCGTGAGCTAAAAGCTTACAGCCTTCGTTGGGTTTCCCGTTCCAGCCATACCATTCCTGAATGGCGAACATAGTCCCGCGGGGATAAGTAATTCCGTTCGGTGCGATAGTTCCGTCGCTTTCCGCCCACCAGTTGACCGAAAATGGTGCGGAGCTGCCCCAATCAAATGTCCGGTCCACATACCAGGAATATGGAATCTGGAAAGGAACAATAATATGAATTTCCCGCCGGAAAAGATCGTCAAGCATTCCGCCCGCGACAATATCCCAATCTCCGTAACGCCATGCCCGCAATAATTCTTTATCCCCACCAACTGAGGCTTCGACTCTTTTCCAATAATTGGGATCATTTTTGGTCAATAAAGGGTTGTCATCCAAGGTTGCCGGGATATAAATGCGCGTCACATTTTGTTCCGGATCAAAAAAAGGTCGCATCGGAGGAGAAGGATCGACATAACGAGCCTTGACCCAGTTGTGACCCACCCCGCCCGGATTGGCCGTCGCCCTGAAAAAACAAGGAACACCGGCTCCCGAACGCAAACAGGCGCGGAGTTTGTCAACCGGTTTCGGGCTTGGCCAGTTCGTCAGCTCCTCAAAACAAATCCAGGTGTATTCATGTCCTTGATATTTGGTCGCGTCTTCGTCACGTTCGAGAATCCGCATTTTGAGCATGGCGCCGTTCGGGAAAAACCATGTTCTTTTTTGGGTTCGGTAAACCGCTCCAACCAGAGGAAAGATCTTTTGTGCGAATTCCTGGACTTGCTCAAGCTCATCGTAGGTTTTCCGAAAGAAAACCCCTTTAGCGTTCGCGCCGTAAAGGTCCTGGTGGGAAAGCCAATCACCTAACATTCCGTAAGTCTTGCCGCCGCCCCTCGCCCCGCCGAACAGCAGATCTTCAAAAGGACAGGCGATCATCGCTTCCTGGGGAGTCCCGGCCTGGGTCTCAAAAGCAACTATTTCTCTGATTGGGGTTGATACTGTTCGGACCATTCTTCAGGGGATTGTTTAGGTGGAACCCGGACGACGCTTGAAGTTAAATTCACGTCAGACTCAATCTTTTCGGTGAACAATTTGTGAATTTTTCCAATATCTCTTTGTGCTTCGTGTGCCGAATACATCTCAAATTCGACCTCTTCATAAATAATTTCGGTTTGTTTAGTAAGGGGTTCAATTTCATCATCGGAGAGTAAATTATTGATTTCTTCGTTGGGCTCGGTTTTACTTTGTTTGATGGTTCTCTTGGTTTTGATTTTTTTAAGCAAATGAGTTTTATTGTTCTCTCGGGCCACCTTCAGGCTGAATTTCCCTTCTTCATCAAGAACATCATCTACATCACCTCTGGCAATCTCTGCAAGTCTCGCTATTGTTTCATTTACACCCATCGCGTAAACTGCCAGCTTGTCTTCGATATACTGCGAAACCTTAGCATTTCTTAGCAATCTTGAAGCTGTGACGGCGAGCGTATTATTATCGCCCTCATATTGAGCTAAACGAGCTGCCTTGGTGCCATTAAAAAGTGCATCCCCGACATAAAAATCAGCAAAGAGCTTTTGTTTTCCTTTGAGAATTGTTTTCTGTTTTTCTTCACTCATCTTTACAGTGCCGGTTTTTCTCCCTCAAATGAGGAGCCTAATTAGGCATTTTAAGCCGGGTCCCATTTTCCATCCCGGACATAACCGTGAAAACCGCAATCAGTGCATTGAAAAGACGGGGATAAAGTCGGCTTTTCAAAGTCACCGTTGAATTCCCAAACCGGACGTTTGTCATCATCCTTAAACATCGAACGATCAAACCAAAAAGAAGCCCAGCATTCACCGGATTCATTCTTTGGGTTGGGATGGGTAATGATCCCGCCGATCCGTTTGCCTTCAGCTTGGGTCCAACCGATAAAAACCCCGTTTCCCAAATCTAAATGTTTTCTTGGCATAAATATTTCCTTTATCTATTCAAAACTTCTTTCATTGAAGTCCAATCGGGTATTTCGACTGTTTGCCCTTTTAATTCATGACTGCAATCATCTAAAAACTGAATCATTCCGTCTTTGACAAAAGAATGACATCGGGGATGAGATTTAGAACCAAAGACCAAAATTGATGGCGAAACGGTTGGGTTTTCCAAATCACCGTTAAATGTCCAGGGAGGCGTCTGGATCGAATGAAGCGAACCGCAGCCCGGACAATCAAAAACCCAATAATCATCTTTAACCTTGTGAACTTTAGCCATAATTTTATCCCCGACAATTTCCGCAAAGCTTGTTTATATCCGCCTTTCAATGGAGGACGCTTGTTTCGCTGAAGGTTCAAATTTGCATTGTGCACAAAATCCCTTCCCAAGCGTCCGTAACTATTTCAAACAATCCCCGATTTTTGATCTCCCCCTGTTAAATTATGCTTGGCTATCTCGGCAATGGCCATTTTGAGGAATTTTTCTGATGTTTTTTGCGCTTTTATCAACTCCAGAAAATCTGCCCGATGATCATGGCAATCATTCTCTAATGCACGTTCGATAACGGCGGACATTTCATTGATAGAATTATGATTGCCTTCCGAGTGGGACAGTATTTCCCGCACATCTTTCAAGGTTCTCCGGTATTGGTGATTCGCTTCGTCTAATTGCAGAGCTTCCCTGGCAATCAACTGGCAGTTTTTTACCCAAAGCGCCATTTCGTTCTGAACTTCGATTAAAAGGGTCGTTTCAGAACGATGAATATCCGCTTGAGTCTTTTCGATTTCAACCGCGGTTTTTTGCCTGGTTTTCCGGTCAAAAAGCCATTTCAAAAACGCGCCGAAAAACAAAAATCCGGCACTCATCAAAATTTTCAAATAAGTGTCCTGACTGAATAAATTTTCAACTTGAAATAAAAATCCTGGGAGCATTTTTTACCTCAGACTGTTTAAGTTTTTCAATTTTTCCTGAGTGACTAAGATACTTCGCCATAAACCATCAATCCGCTCAGGTAATGACTTTTCCATGCCTGGAAATTCCGGCCCGGATAAATTCAATTGTTCAACTCTTTTGCGGGTTCGACGAAACACTAAGAGCCACGAACCGCACCAAAAAAAGATTGCCGCGAACAAAGACAGATTAAACGTAAGTTTTAATATTAACCCTAAAAAAACTGTTCCGATAATAATTACGCAGTAAACCCCTAGCGCGTTGCGTAATCGGTATAAAAGCCTGGTTGATTGCAGCTTGAGGCGATCTGCCAGAAGGTTTATTTCAAATGAACATAAAAAAATAAACAATCCGAGTAAAAGTTTAAGACTGGTATCAATAATTGTGACTAATTCCATAATGGATCACTCTTTTTGGGAGAATGTTTTAATTTAAATTAATGTTTTGCCGGAGCCCCCTTGAAGACCCCGGCTCTTTAAACAAAAAAAATGAAATTTCAGGCTCTTTAGAAATTTATTCGAGTCTGACGATGACCGGTTCCGAACGGGTTTGTTTGGGTAAAAACGACTTTTTAAGCCCGTCTGATTTCCTTTTTATTTGATTATTGGAATAAACACTAAACTCCCGGACAGTTACCGGAAGCGGGTATGTAGCAGAATTGTTTGACACATTATCCGAAAGGATAATATCGTTTGGCGGGTTGGCTGCGGGATCTGCGATCGTCGAGAGAATTCCGACGATGAACGCAAAGACTAAAATTGTTAAATTATAAATTCGGAGCTTCATCGTTTTCTTCCGCTTCTTCGGCCGGAACTTCAACCACCGGCGCGTCCCCCGCATTGTTTTTAATCAGGTCGATGGCCCGGAGCATATCGCCTCGATTTTTGTAGCCTTCCGAAGAAAAAAAAATCTCTCCGTTAGCCGCGACAAAACGAAAATACCAATTAGCTTTTCTACTCTTGAAAATTTCAAATCTCATATTTTCCTTTTTGAGTTTTACCCAAAAACGTATACTTCCGATTTCGGTTTTAATTGAAAAAGGGTATTTTGAAACCGAAACTGCTGGCCGCAGATTTGACGGCATCAACCGGGACTGCATATTTTTCAGGTTTAGCCGGATTGATATTGGTCCCTTCCCAATTAGCCGGGTAAACATCGGGCGGAAATAAAAGATTCAGGTAATTGCGGATCCTGATCAGCCATTTGGCGTATTTGGCGGCTGAAGCAGGTTTGACCAGGAAATTACCGATCATCGGTAAAATAAATTGCAGCAAAGTATCTAAACTAAAAAAATTCATTTTTTCTCCTCTAAATTTTCGACGGCGTTTTCAATCTCGCCGGGTTGAATGTTTTGTAAATTCGTACTTTCGGACGGCGCTGAAACGATCACATCGCCCGATTCCGTGTTGGCCGATTGGCTGGCGGTTTGCTGACGCTGCATACCCAAGGCGGTGAATAACGCGGATAAAATTAAACCTGTCCATTCTTTGTAAGCGCTGTCGTTGGTATAAAAATAAAACCCGACAAATGTCAGCGTTAGAAAAAGCAAAGGTATCCATGCCGGGAAATTCCGAAGGAAGTATAAAAATGGTGAGTCGTGGTTCATATCCCTAAAGCTTTTTTGGTGCGATCTCCAACCATTCCGTCAGCAATTAAATTCCGTGACTTCTGAAACCGTTGGACTGCCGATTCCGTCAAGATTCCAAAATCAGAATCAATCTGGTGATGTTTCATAAATCCTTTTTCAACTAACTTTGTTTGGATCAATTTGACCTGTTCACCTTTCGCACCTCTCCCGATAACGCTATTTGTAGCGACTGTCGGCGGTGTGACTGGCTTTCCGGTTACGGTTGGTGTTGCGCCTAGATTCCATTCTTTCTCACTATTGAAAAGCGACTCGTCGGCTACCACCGAAATGTGTAAATGATGTTTATGCGGATTTTTTCCGCTATATTTGCGCCAAATCCAGGGTTGTTGTTTGCTGGAGATAATCTGACCGTTCCATATAATATATTTGATCCGGGGGTCTTTATCTTTAACCAAAACTTTGGCTAACCAGTGGCAATCTATCCCGACGCCATCGGCCGGGTTATTGTCAAAGGTAAAATCGCGGGCGGTCACGACTCCGACATTATTTTTATCCTTGACGTGGGGTAAATGGTCGCTGGTTCCCGCCTTCTGATGCGCAACGTCTCCTATACCGCCATCCGAAACTTTTGACCGATCCGGAAACATTTCATTTAACTGTTTCCGCAGAACTTCCAAACTTTTTGCCACATACCAACTCATAATTTTCACCAAAAAAGAAAACGCCTCGTGATCCTGATCTCAGAATTCACAAGGCGTTGTTGATCTTGTTTTTCGACACCGACTCGGCGGCATCACAACATTGTTTTCACTCCAAAAATAAACTTTTTATTTTAAAACTGCAATCTTTATTTAGGTTTGCACTTTTTCCATTTTACGAGCTGACCACAGCCCTTGCAGGGAAAGCCCATATAAAAAGGCTTGCCCTTAACTAATTCTTTGCCAAAAAAAAGATCTATACCATTGGTTTGGGCAACAATAGTTAAGCATTTTTTCCCTGAAGGAAGTAAATTTTTACAGCGAAAATTAACCAGGGGTATTGTATTTTCCATTAAAAAGGAGAAAGAATTCCACTCTGAGCGAACGGAATTATCAATAAATTTGTTGAATTTTATTGATTGAGGGGTGTGATGATATTAGCAGAAAAATTTCTATTGTGGAATAATGTCACACAATAATTAACAAGAAGACTTTAAGGGAAAAATAAAATGAGCCAATCTGAACAGGAGGTCTCTCAACTACTCAAAAAATCGCTGGATTTCCATGGGCATAGTTTTCATTATGCAGTAATGAAAAAACTGGAGGAATTAGGAAACGCACAAACCCCTTGGGGGAATTTCTTGACGGAGTTTCCGGTTCAAAACAAAGGACAAAATTCTCACATCGACTTTGTTTTGGGTTCCGTCGACCGGAATACATTTTTAATTGCTGAATGTAAAAGGGTTGATCCCGCGAAAGGAAACTGGTGTTTTGTTAAAACCCCTTATTTTTGGAAAAATGACCAATTTATCCAATTGGACAAAATCGAAGGAACAACTGCCACCGGATTGACAACTTCCCGAACCGTAATGGATGTTCATCCTTACAACTTAGGTTTCGAAGTTAAAACGGATCAAAAAGGTGACGGAATTGGAAGTAGTGATAAGTCGCCGATTAACGCTGCAATTACTCAGGCGCTAAGGAATACCAGTGGATTCATCAATTATTGTTTTGAGAAATTAAGATGGACGAATACAAATCAGCAACTTATTTATAGATTTATCCCCGTAATTTTTACAACCGCTAATCTTTGGGTAAGCGATGTGGACATCGGTAAAAGCAATCTTTCCGATGGTAAACTACCAAATGATTTAGTAAACGCAAAAAAAGTTGATTGGATTTGGTTTAATCAAAATCGCCCAGACACACTTTCGCCGGACCTTTTTTTGTTGGGAAAACAAAATTATCCCGTTTCTTACGAATATTATAAATTTTTACGGTCAGTTGCTATAGTGGGTTCGAGCGGTGTTGAATCGTTCCTAACCAAGGATTACCCAAGTTACTTGCAAAACACCGATAAATGATGACGATAGCAAAGTTTTCCAAATTGTGAAACCAACAAATTAAGTGATTTCCTCTTGTTCAACTTTCCAATGCTTTCGTTCAATATATTCAGATACCAAATCATCTGATATCCCTATAAACTTATAGGCTACTTCAATTATTTTCTTTTGAGTTTTGATATAGAACCTGTTTGCAATTTGTTCATTAAGTAATTCTCCGTAATATCAAGCGGATTGCACAAATTCTAATCTTAGTTTCGCTCGTTACTAAAAGACCTTCACAATTCTTCCACAATACTCGACATTGATTGATCCACGCATTTGTTCGTTCGACTATCCACCGCTTGAAAATTACCACAAATCCTTGTTTTGCTGGATTTTCTTGTTTTGATGTTGCCTTTTGCTCCGGCGTGATTTTGGCTGATATTTCAATCTTTATTTTATCTCTTAATCGCTTTTCTATTTTCTCTATCTCGTTTTCCAAGAACTCTTTATGATAACCATTATCCAACAAAATCGTGATAATGTGTCCTTCGGGCAAGTCAAGAAAATACTCTTTGTTAGCTCTGATTATTTCGAGCATTCCATCATCATCACTTATATTTGCCGCCGTGCATTTAACAAAATACGGATTCCCCAACACATCCACCAACAAGTGTCTTTTGATTCCATTCGTGCATTTGTAGTGACAATATCCTTTAGTTTCAATGTTTGCCGTATCCGTGTTTTTGGCACACATCGAATCTCCTAAGAATAAACTTGGATACTCGCTTTTTTTTGCTTTTTGCGCTCTATTTTCGCTAAAGTTGTCAAAACTTCTTCCCAAGTTCCATCAAGTCGCCATCGCCGAAATTGGGAATAGACCGTTTGCCAGTTTGGAAAGCTGTCTGGTAAATCACGCCATTGACAACCGTTTTTCAGTTGGTAAAGAATAGCATTGACCATCAAATGCTTGGTAATAAAGCCTTTTTTCGTTTTACTCTGGGGTAACAATTCTGCTAAAACCTCAAATTGTGCTAAGGTTAAATCTGTTGTATATGCCATTATCAAAGTAAAAACGATTATGGTTTTAATTGCAAACAGGTTCTATAGTATTCAATTTCATCTTCAGACGATGCATGTCGGTCCCCGATTATGAAGTTCAGCGCAATATCATCAGCCAAGGCATAATGTAGATCTCCCCATTGGTCGCTGGTTGAACTTACAAACGTATATTTTGGTAAGTTGAGTGTTTGTAAAGTTTTAGAAATTGGATCTGAATCGACGTGAAATGAAATCCCATTTCGCCATTTATTCAACACATGATCTTTTAAATATTGATGATAGGGGTCCTTAAAAAATCGAACAAATGGTTCTTTTTTTTTGAAAGAAATTGGAAATATTCGTCCAATTTCGGGGATAATTCGAAAAGCCTCATACAAGACACCGCTAAGGAAATAAAGGGCGTTTTGAGTTTGTCTGAGTCCTTTAGGTGAAAAATCATCAGTGAAATTTAAGTATGCTTCTACACAAAACATTAATTGGTTTATGAATCTACCAAGCCTTATTATTATAATGAATTTAGGATCATCTTTTAATTTTTTAATTTGGTTCTGAGGTATTTTAATAAAGGTTATTTCTGAGTGTTTGTTCATTTATTTATTTCCAATGAGTTTATTTTTCTCGTGACCTCCTTTTTGCTAAGGTTGCAGCCGATGGGTTATCAAGACGCGGTTTGCCCCGACCTTCGGGTTTAACGAAATTCTCCAAATCCCTTTCCGGAATCTGCCAAACGTCGAAACCAAACCCGGAATCGACTTTTTTGGCGTTCGGTAACAACCCGCGCTCGCACCATCCCTGGACGACCCGCTTCGTAACTCCGTATTTTTCCGCCACTTGTTTTGCCGTTAAAAACTTCATAGCTTCCTTTTATAACCTACCTACGAAAAAATGTCAAAAATTATTTGCATAGGTGCGCTATTTTGTCTTGACATATTCGCATAGGTGCGTTATTATTAAAGAGTAGGAAATAACCTACTCGGAGAAACAAACAAATGATGAACAACCAACCAAAACAACTAACCAAATTAGAAATCGGTGATGAAATCGGTTTCGTGACCTTAGCCCAAAATGTTGACGATAAAGACCGCGTGGTTTTCTTTCCAGTGGTTGAAGTAACCACCCGCGACGGAGAACGTGCTTACCGCTATCTTTATCCCGACGGCCAAGTTTCGGCTTCAGCTATCAAAGAATCGAATCTTGATAACTACACCATCAAAATCCACCGGTGCGAGGTCATCGCACCACAAGTCGAAAATGTTCCAAATTTAGCAATTTGCCTAAATGACCGCAAAGACGAATTCAGAGGTGCCTTAAAACGCGGGATGGATAATGACCTTCAAGTTTCTGACGGCTGGGATAAAGATTCTTTTTTCGTGACGAATCGCACTAATAAAAGCGAATATCGGGTAGAGTTTGAAGCGGTTGACGGGCGGGTTTATGCAGATTGTGAGTGTGCTGACGCCCTTTATCGGAAAAGAATTTGCAAACATATAGCTGCGGTTTTGGAAGATAATTTTTTTGGAGTCGTCGAATCAATGGGAGTTGAATTGGTCTAAAATTCAGGCGGGTAAAACCGCCTCACAAATCGGGAGGATAAAAATATGGAATGGAAATTATACGCAAACGTCAAAGACGCATCCTCGATGCACAAAACGGAAACCGGCTGGGAACGCGATCAAACGATTCATATCAGTTCGGCTAAAACTTTAGGTTGGGAAAATATCGAAATAAATTCGATGGAAGATTTTGAAAAACTTCTTTCTGAAAATCCGAAGGTCAACCACGTCATGTATTACTTCGGATGGTGTCCGCGTCGCGGGACTGACCCCGAAAAAGCGATTAAATGGGTAAAAAAATTACTCAAAACTAAAGACGAAATTAATAATTCGAGGAGATAAAAATATGGGATGGGCCAGCGAAAGAGCAATCGGGATTCACAATGAATTGATCGCAACCGATGAGGAATATGCCGATGAATATTTTCGTCAGGATGCCGAATATCAAGCCTGGTTTGAATGGCTGGAAGATTTGATCGAAGAAGAAATTGACTGGTTTGAAGATTTCAGGTTGGCGCATGACGGTTATTGTGAAATAGATGAACCGATCTTTTCAACCGATTTGTCGGATGACGACATTCCATTTTGATAGGTAGTTCTGACTCCTACTTAAAATAGGTAGTTCTGACTTCCCTTTTGGTAAGCATAAAAACAGCTGAAACACCACAAAAATTCCAAATTACGTAATTTGCGTAATTTGGAATTTTTCAGTTTTAAATCCCCATTGTGCAAATATTGTGTAAATGAGGTGTAAATGACCTTGAATTTTATCGATTGAGTGAAAGTGGGTTTTGAGGGTTTTGTAAGTAGATAAAGGTAAACGCTCTCGCGGGTGCCGGGTAAAAGTCACCTCCGAACACTGCAAAACCTTTATTCATCATTTTGAACCTTGCAAAAGTAAACCTAAAATAAAAAAAAAATCCATCAGCTCCCACCATTTTCACACCATTTCATTTTCTAAATCTAAAAAGACTTGCAACATTGAATTGCAAGTCTTTTTATTTTGCGGTTTAGAGTATCGGGATGGCGAGATTTGAACTCACGACCTTTCGCACCCCAAGCGAACTAGCTATCCTTAACTACCTCTAATCACAGCCAACTACATCAATTTTTATGGTGGGAATTAGACTTGATTCGCCCTCTTTTTATGTCACCATCCCACCATTTTCACACCATCTTATTGATTGTTAATTTTTAATGGTTAATTGTTAATTGTTTTCCGAACTGACAAAGATCGTATCCTGCTTGACGTTGTTCGTCAAAACCTCCAAAACGGTTCTTAAATTATCATCGAGAACGTGAGAATAGATTTGGGTCGTTTTGACGTTTGAATGTCCAAGCGAAGTCTGGATCATTTTTTCGGTGGCGCCGATTGAGAGCAGCTCGGTGGCAAAAGTATGGCGGAGGTCGTGAAATCGGAATTCTTTGATTCCCGCATCATCCAACGCCGAATGCCAGGATTTTGAAAAGGTCTTGAGCCTGGCGCCGGTCCGCGGATGGGTAAATAAAAAATCTTCTTTGTCTTTTGCCAGGGAGGTCAGGATCAGCCAGGTCCGGACCGCAACCGGCACTGTTCTCTGTTTTTGCTGTTTCGATCTGATTAACGTGACCGCCTGGTTTTCATAATTCAAATTCGTTTTTCTTAAACTTAAAATCTGCCCGCGCCGCCAGCCGGTAAAAAGCGCAATCAAAACAATCGCCAGTAATTGTTTTTTATCCTGTAAAACTTCCAAAAGCCGTAATTTTTCAACTTGAGTTAAATACCGTTCGCGGGGTTCCGGTTCGGGTAGTTTTTTGACGGATTGACAGGGATTTTCCTGAATTTTCCGGTGTGTTTTAGCTAATGACATAATTGCCGAAAGCGTGGTCAGCTCACGGTTAACCGTGGAAGGCGAAACGGTCGGACTTTGACATTCGGATAAGGTATGCAGCTCGTGAGCGCATCTCTGGCAATGAACTTTTTCAGATAATCTTTTTTTCTTATATGATTCGATGTTAGCGGGAGTGATCGTTTTTAAATAACCGTCGCGGAAAAACTTTTTCAGGTTATTTGTTTCGGTAACTTTTTGTTTATAGCTCGGATTATGAAGATAAGCATTGGGAAGGTAAACATTATCAACGTAATCGGTAAAATGAGTTTTATCTTTAAGAAATTCTAATTCCCCGTGATGAATTTGGGCGATCAGAAGATCTTCAGCGGTTTGGGCATCATCTTTTGTTTTAGCGGTTTTAAGTGATTTGTGATAACGAACGCCGTCAATGGCGCCTTCAGCAACCCAGGTGCCTTTATTGTAGTTAGGGTCTTTTCTGGTGACACGGTTGCCTTTGTAGCGTTTATAAACAGCCATACAGAAGTAAAAGGTTTGAAATTTTGTAGTTCACGATTATTGAATATTATCATTCTCAATGTCAATCTTTTGCTTTTTCGCGGCGAATTTTCGCTCCTTTTCGCGCCCGGACCATTCGCGGATCTCCGAATAAAAGAATCGCGGATCGGAGCCGACATAATCCACCGGCAAGGGATTATCATCAGGTTCGCGGTTCATCCAATTGAGAATGGATTGCTTGTTGACCTGCCAGAAATCGGCGAGCTGCGCGAGCGTCATTACTTCCCGGGGCTTTGGGCGGGAAAATTCCAGACGGTCTAAAACTCTGCCGGCAACTTCCTCAAGTTTTTGCTCCAATTCGTCTTGCTGAATGATAACTACTCCATTCATAATTTTAATCCCCGTTTTTGAAATTCGTCTCTCAGTTTTTTCTTTGCCCGCTTTTCGATGTACCAAATATCCTGTTTATTGCATCCGCAGACAAAGGCTATTTCTTCAAGCATCAGTTCGACTCCTCTGGGCGTGACGGCTGAAAGGATTGTTAGCCCCGCATCTAACCCGCCGTCCTCCAAAATTATTTCATCACTAAACTTTTTAATTCCCCGCATCTTATTTCTTCTCCCTGTTCCTGAAATCCTTACTAAACGGGCAGTTGGAATAGTGACTGATATAAAGATTCTTATTTTCCCGCCGGGCAAATTCAATTTCCGTTTTAGTAGCAAAACGATAAATACCTTTATTTCGATCAATGACCAGGTTTCCTTTTTCGTGCGGCTTGACCTCGATCGGATTTGGACGCGGATTCGGATTCCTGGGTGTCGGCAGAGCGGTCATCCAGATTATTTCGGCTTTGCATTTGCAGATATAAGGCATAATTATTCAACATTCATCATTTCTTCAAAAAGTTCCTGAGTTCGTTCGCCATTGTTGTATCTAACCGCTAATGGTTTAAAAACAAAGTCTAAAGCAAATGAAGTATTTACACCCGAAAAACCTTCCAAATCCAAATAAACCTGTCTGATAAAATCAAAATGCTTTTTCGCTTTTTCCCAATCCAAATTTTCTGTTTCCATTTTTAAAACTCCTCATTTATCTTCCAAAAATTCAGCTTCCAAAATCTCATTCGATAAGTGCTTGCACCGAAACCGGCATTGAGACGTTTCCAGGCGTTTGCAGGTCTCAAAATGAACCATCCTCAGTTCGTTCAATTGATTCCGATAGGCTCTGGCACGGGCAAAACCGATCAGTGCCAGAGCGAGCAGTGAAATTATGACGATCAAAACTATTTCCAAATCAAACCTCCATCTTCAAAACATCAGGTCAAAGCTTCAAACCCTGTCGAGTTTATGTTTGTAGTAATGCCCGGCGGTTGTAAGCCGCCAATGCCTTGCCATAGTGTTCCCGGCAAAAATCGGTTTCTCCCGAAGTTCCTTTTTTCGTGTGAATTTCACAAAGGGGTTTATCACAGGTTTTCCATTTACCGTTTTTTTGTTTTTTGACCGGAAAATCGCATAAAAATTCGTGTATCCGCGAGCAGTAATAACAAACCTTTCGTTTTTGTCCGCGTGAACAAAGCAAACCGGTCGAATTTCCAATTTTTATCGGCGTGCAAGGCATTATTTCACTCCTAAAAACTTTTTCCGCTGCCTGAGCTGATCCCTGAGAGCGTCAACCAATTCCGATAATTCCGACAAATCCATTCTTCCGAGGTCTAGCAATTCCCTTTTGACCTTCAAAAAGACCAATTCGTTTTGGATCTGACGAATTTCCGTGATCAATTCGCTGCGGTTTGTTTGTTCAATTCCTGTATCAGCCATGTCCAATCCTCCTCCGGGTAAAATTTTTGATAAGGCGAAAGGTCTTCACCTTCAGCCTGAAGCTCGAGTAAAAATTCCAAGGCTTCATTTCGGTCAATTTCCCCCGGTTCCTCGTATCTGCCAGCGTTCTGCCAATCTTTTTCGGGCGGTTTGCCGGTCAACTGCACAGGGTTTTCGCTAAAGACCTGGGGAAGTTTTCCCGTTTTATTGGGGATGAAAACCCAGCCCTGCAAATTTGTCGGTTTGCCGTCGAATGACCGCCAGATCGTCCAGCAGCTGCGGAAAAACTCAATATCGGGATTTTTGCCGATCTCCTTGATCAGCTGATCCCACTGGTCTTTATGGGGAAATCTTCCGCTGATCTCCCTGACCATTTTGACTGCCGGATGTTCCCGGCGATTGTCGGGCTTAGTTTCTGCACAATCAGGACTCAAGCCGTTTTTGGGATTGATTTTTTTTGGCGTAGTTTCGGCTCTTTCCGGACTCACCCCAATTTTTGAAAAATCAATCTCAAAATGTTTTTCGGCGGGAATGGCGTCAGCCGGTTCCGCGCTATAACTGGTTAAATGGGCTGGTTTAAAAGGCTGGTTAAGATTTCCTTTAAAGAGAGTTCTAATAATTAGAACAAAAGTTCTATTCTTTAGAACCAGAGTTCTAATAATTAGAACAAAAGGAAGACTCGTTAAAAGCCTTTTGAGCCTCATTTTCAAAATTTCCTTATCAGAAATAAATCCTTTCAACGGTCGGATCACGCCTGTCGGATAAACTTCAATCCAGCCGCATTCTTCTAAAAAATCTCGGAGCATCGAAACGTTTGATTTCGGAATGCCCGTATCGTTGACGATGGTTTTACCTTTCGGGAATGCAAAACCGGAATTCCGGTTCCGGCATTTACAGTAATAGCCGTAGAGCGTCAGCGCAGCGTGTTTGATCTGCCCTTTTTCGCTGACGAGTTCAAATTTTGCATCCGTGTAACAAACATCGGGAACATACGCCATAACTTATTGAAGGCCTCAATTCAAATTTCCGATCGGAGCATGAAGAACAAGCCAGACCAGGCGCGAACGCTCTTTTTTGAGCCTCAGCGGCTCGCGTAGAACCTTTGTCGGAGATTCTTTTTGCTTTGCTCTACTCATTTGATTTATACTTCTCCTATCATTTGATTTTTTCCATTTATTTTTGTAAAAAAGTCGGAGCTGGTTACTCCGGCTTTTTTCATTATGCGAACTGATTCACTAAAAACATCGTCAATCCGATGGCGACGATCCCGGCAAATATTAAAATGGTAATATGCCCGTTTGAACAATCCCGGCAAATATTTTACTTGCCGAAACAATTAACGTCCTTTTGGCAAACGAATTCGCCGTGACAATAGCGGCAACTATGAATGTGAATAACTCACCGCCTGTTCGTGAACCGCTAAGAATTTCTTCAATGATCTCAAGACCATCTTTTTATTGCGGATTTCTTTTTCATTAAATTTCGGACGGTGCGACAATCTGATAATTTCTTTTTCGCATTCCAAAATTCGTTCCTTCAAAATTTTTAAGTCTTTCGGATCAAGCATTTCACCTCTTTTGTTTATCCACCGCCACATCCCCATAACGCAGTCATCGCATAAATATGTATCGTGGTTGATATAGTCATCAGCTGAGCAGGGTTTGCCGCAAGAATCACAATCCATCACGCCGCCTCTTTTATTGTGTCGAGATTATGGGTAATTTCCTGCCGGTCGCATTTGGAATGAACAGCTTGCCACTGAAGCTCCCCGCCAAACAGGAAAAGGTCGATCCAACCGTGTTTGACGCAGTATTTTTCGCGTTTCCAGTATGAAGTTTTACCGTGATTGACCTTGATTTTCTGTTCGTGAATATAACCGTGTTTGATTAGATTTATCATTTGCCATTCTCCTTTGTTTTGCTGCTCAATTGGATTCGTTGGGGTTCCCAAACAAGAATTCACTTGCTTTCTCCTCTAACATTTTCTCTAACAAATCTCTAACAGACCTCTTACACCCAAATCGTTTCGATCGACATTGTCGTCATTCTCCATAATCGCAAAGAAAAAGGCCTTCATTGCTTTATATCCGCCTGCCAATTTAGGCGATAAAGCCACTTGATTCATTTGCCATTGAAAGTTGTCATAACCAGCTAAATAATTAAAAACTTCCGCCTGCAAATCTGCATCCATTTCCCAAAATATTTCTGCCAATTCTTTTGGCGTTAAGTCTATTTCCCACTCAATTTCTTTTTTCATTTTTCTCCTTTTTTTTTGAATCCGGCGGACAGATTGACGGGCAACCTGCAACCCTAGATACCAATGCTATTTTCTCCACGAAACCCAAAGAACAGCCGCCGAAACCGGGTGGACATCGTTTCTTAAAAAAAAACCTTGAAGTTTGCTAAAAACTCTCAAAACCTTTCCGATGTCCATAAAATCTTCAGTTGAAAAGTTGAAAAGTTGAAACAGTTTGCTTTTTCTCAAAAAACTAAACGGAGATTTTCCTTTTGTTTTTTTACGACCTCACCCGGTATTGCTGGGAAAGGAAGGTTTCAACTTTTCAAATCAAAATTGGCGGTTTGGTGAATGTCAGTTTTTACATTACTCACATTTTCTATTTATTTTTTTAGGGTTTGGGTTTTACTTCCCAATCAAAAAAAAATGCTTTTACTTTCGTGTTCAAAGCGTAACGCCCAAACCGCCAAACTTTTCAAAAAACATCAAATTCTTTTAATCGTTTATCAAAATATTTATCTTCTGAGTGTTCCCAACTATGTTCGCCCATATAAATCATTGCGTTTGGGTGTTTTCGTTTAGCCTGGCAATCATATGGATATTGGCCACGTCCGACCGCCTTTAAAGTGATTGTCGGAAGTGACTTATCAAATGGATTGGCAAACGTAATTTGTATTGGTAACTTTTCTTCCATAAAATTCGGTTTTGGCGGTCGGAATACTGGTTGATGAAATAAAATAAGTTTGCTAAACCTCTCAAACTTCCCGCGCTTCAAGGTACAGCGCGTTCCGAACCGCCAAATTTTCAAAATCCTCAATTGAAAAGTTGAAACATAACTAGGGTCGCGTGGATTTATTTTTACGACTTTTCCCGATGTTGCTGGAAAAAGAAGGCTTCAACTTTTCAAATCAAAATTTCAAAAATCATTGATTGAATCCGGCTTTGAATTTATCGCCGCCGGATATGCTCTGAGATTACAAACCTCAATCAAATGAGAGTCGCTTTCTTTCAGGTTGTAAGCTGTTTCAACCGGATGCGCCGGTTCCCATCTCCGGCAAAGGAACTTAAATCTCCGCGCAAGCCGTTATTTCGGCGGTGGAATTATTCAACCCGCTTTTCAGTCTTTCCGCGTAAGTTTCGGTTAAACAAACAAATGCCTTGGAAATATTTGAACAAAAAAGAGG